GCTTTTTTATAAATTGGCGTTTTTTTAAGTTTTTAATGCTTCTCGGTGAGAATAGAGTGATTTTTCAGTAGACCCTATTATAAGCCTGCCACACTGCGAAAGTGATTTCAACGTTGACCGCGTTATGGACTGTCACTCAACAGATGAAAAAATACAGCTTCCAAGTGTCGCGGAGCTGAAAGCCTTTATTGCTGCTGACAAGGCAAAGAAGGGAAGCCGCAACTACGCCCCGTCCCCATACTGCCTGGATAACTTTGTCTGGTGCAATCCGGTTTATCTGGTTGATATGATACAGGCGCTTCCCGGCTGCACCGCATATAAGCCAAGGCACAAGCTCGGCGCAATCTACTTTACAGCCGATAACGGTGACGGAATACTGCTTCCCATCCATCGGGCAGAAAAGGACGAACACGTCGCATAACAAAACCCGCTAGGCCGACGGCATTCCGCCGCCGCTGGTGCAAGCCCAGCCGCCCCGCACGGGGCGGGCGCTCATGGGTCAAACCCCAAAATAACAAAACGGAGGATTCACATTATGGTAACAGTTGAAAGAAAAATCCCCGGAACTTTTTCCAAGATCCCCGGCGGATACAAACAGAAGATTGACGAGCGTACGACGATGTTTGTCCCGGATATGTGTGCCAGCAGGTTCATCCCTGAAACCGGCGAGCTTTACAGTTGCTACCCCGACTATGAAGCACCGAAAGCAGCCAAGACCCCCGCCGTCCAGGCAGACAAACCCGGAGAGTACGTTTACTGCTATGAAATGCAGCACGCACCGAGCTGCTGTGACTTTTCCGCCAACCTGTCCTATAGCGGCACGCACTATTTTCTTACTCCACTCCGTGATAACCTCCCCAGGCTCCGCGGGCGCGGTATCACCTACGATGAGGAACGCAATACATACAGGGTCACGCCCCTCGCTTATGACAAAATCAAAGAACAGTACAAAATCAGCAGAAGAACGTATCTCGACTAACCCGCTAGGCCGACGGCATTCTGCCGCCGCTGGTGCAAGCCCAGCCGCCCCGCATTGGGGCGGGCGCTCATGGGTTATAAACCCCGTGCACAAAATTTAGGAGGACAAAACAAAATGACACTCGATAACAAAACGCTTTTAGATGAACTGTTTCAGCGTTACGGGCACCCTTCTCAAGAGGCGGATTTTCGGATCAACGGCTATTTTCGGAAGGCGGAAAGCCTGAATAAATCAGCCGATGTTCAGCGGGCGGATGAGCGCACCGTGCAGGTAATTGGTGAGCTGAAACACAAAATCGATCAGCTGAAAGCCTACCGGCTTTCTCTGGCAGAACGGTACAATTACCTTGAAACCGCACCGACTGTCCCGGTTGTCCGTCTTATCCGTGAAAAAGATTATTACAGCAAGAAGGTTCATTATTACCTTTGCACTTTCCGGCGCTTTATTGATTCCGATACAGAGATTGAGGAGAGCCGCCGTGTATATCCCGGCACAGAACGGGTCAACGCAATAAATGACTTTCACGCATATGTAAAAGCCCATCCCGGCATTATCGCAGAAATGGACATTGAGAAGAAACGCTGGGAACGATAACCTCCCGGCAGACCCACAACAAAGCGTGGCGAACACAATATAACTTCGTTCCCTGTATACAAAAAAATCCCCGGCATGGATGCAGACCCGCCGGGGATTTATTGTATTCGCAAATTGTTTTCCCAGCGCTGATTTTAGGTTGGAGGGAAGCCGTAGAAATGTGCGCATATCGACTCCGGACCAAAAACCAAAATTTCCACTTTTTCCGGCGTCCGCCGATTATTTGTCCAGTCGCCGCCGGAGGCACAAAAAGGAATCTCATTCAAGCTCCCCAAAGACCACTTCTACTTCTAATCGCGCGCGCGTGAGGCGCGGCTCAAAAGCTCGTCTGCCATCGGCACTTCTTCCAAGGTTTCCCCAAGCCGGTCCATAGCCTTATCATGCCACCATCGAATTGTCCTATCCGACACGCCGTTTATTGCTGCAATCCGCGCCCAACTGCACTTATCTCTGTACCTGGCTAAAATCAGTTTTTTGTACTCACCTTTCAGCACGTCCAAACAACCGCAAATATTCTCCCGGTCCATTTCCAGGACATGATCCCGGATCGAAATCTCCTTCAGCCGGTTTTGCACGTTCCGGGCATCCACCCGTATAGCCAAATCCTCTGTTGGTTTCCCCGGCATTGAGCTGTGCGGCGTACCGTCACAGGATGTGCCACGCAGGCCGTCGTATTCGTCCTCCAGTTCCGCCCGCTCAGCAGCCAGCGTCGCCCGCATTGCCGGAATCCCAAAATAGTACCCAATGATTCTTTTCACGTCCCTGCGTCGCACGTTTTTTTTCCTCCGTTTCAATTTGTTCCTTTTGTCTTCTCCATGGTCCGCACCCTCCGGTTCAGTTCTTTACCATCCACACGCTTCCCATGACTTTGCTCCTGTGGAAGCAGGAGACGGTTTCCCACTCATTCAGTTTGAGTCTCTGTGGAATATCCCGATAAAACCGCAGAATTGCAATTACTTCTTCCTGTTGCATACGCTTTCCTCCGTTTGATAGTATATAGAAATTCAAGATATTTCAGCAGTACGCGCCACCGCTCCCGTTCTGCGCGGCGGCGCTGTTTCCGCCAAAGCCTTTCCAGCTTTGACAGGGGCGGCGGCAGGATAAGACATGTGTCCATCTCTTCGATATCTATGCCAAAGACTTCTTGCATTGCCGCTATAATATCCTGAAAAATATCATCAAGTGATTTAATCACCATACACCCTCCTTTGTAGCTCTGCCATAGCGGTAAGCACCGCTTTTATGTTAAGTTCCCATTCGCTTCCTTCGCCTCCGGCATATGCCTCAGCCATTGAGATACAATAGGGAAGCAGATTGTTTTCCAGTCGCGCCAACGCGTTTTTAGCCTCTTCCAGGGTGTTGGGTTCCAGACGGGCACTTTCTATCTCATCCGCTGTAGTCTCTGGCTCTGCTACTGTGGCCTCCGTGTTGTCCACCGTATCCGCTGCGGCCTGCTGTTGCTGCTCTTTGAATTCTGTAAATGTATGCGGTTGTGTCCGGGGTGGAAGCGGTGCCGGTTCTTGTTCCCGCTCGACTGGGGAGAATTCAAAAGGGGGTGTACTCTGTTCGGACTGTTCCGGGCGTTGGGTGGTTGTATTCTGCTTTGGGGATGCTGGTTCTGCGGGGTGGTGATCCGCCACCCCCTGCGCCTTCTGTTTATCGCTGCCCTTGCGCTGCTTTGCGTCGCTGACCGACAAGCCGCCCTTTTCCCGGTGTTCCGCATATGCGGCCCGCTGCTGTTCCTCCGGCAGTCCGGAAAGCTCATAAGCCGCTGAAATACCTAACCGCTTTTCCTTCATTTCATCTTGAAATTCCGGTATCAGGTTCTTTGCAATCGCGCCCATTCTGCCAACCTGTGCAGCCGATGTATTCAGGGTGTCCGCAATAATCTCACGCACACGCCCCGGCAGCTTCCCGCCGTGGGCTTTGTACCGCTGTAAAACATCATGGAGATGCTTGGTTTCCTGCACGCGGTCCCAGTCGGTTTTTTCGCGCTGTGAGTTGGTCGTAATAATCAACAATTCCTCTCGGATCGCCTGCATCTCTTTATCCAGCTGCGGCGGCTCAATCCCGCAGGGGATATACTCATATTCCAGCTTTCCTTCCTGTACAAGCTCCAGACAGGCACGGCAGCGGCGGTGTCCAGACAGGATTTTATACCTGCCATCGTTGAGCGGGGTAACTGTCAGGTTTTGCTTTACCCCGCCTGCTAACTCAATATCACGTTTCAGCTTTTCTATCTCTGCCATCGAATAGAAATTCCCTTCAGATGGCACAAGGCTGTGCACACTCAAGGCGGAAATCTCATAAGTTGGCTTTTGACGCTGCGCTTCCGTTGGGTCGGATGTCTGAGGCGCGTCCCGCTCGGCCTGCGCGTTTAACAGCTCCATCAGGTTGAATTTACCCATGCCGTGCGGCTCCCTTCAAATTTGTGTCCGAATCGGACAACTTTTCTAAATACTCCCGGACAAATTGCAGGTAGTCCGCCGCCGCACCGCAGCGCCGCGAATATGTGACAATCGGCAGTCCTGCAAACGTGCTTTCATCCATTTTTGCTGTGCGGCGGATATGGGTGCTGAATACCGGGAAATCCTGCTGTTTGTGAAGCCATTTTTCCCCCTGTGTGTTTACGTCGTTCCGCTGATAAGAGGTCACAAGGCAGCCTCGCAGGTGTAGGGATGGATTTAATTCCTCCTGTGTGTTCTCAATCTGCTCTTTCAGTTCTGCCAGCCCATCAAAAGCAAACATGTCAATTTTAATGGGGATAATGACATCATCCGATGCAACGAGCGCGTTAATCGTGCTGATATTGATATCCGGGGCATTGTCAATGATGCAGAAATCATAGTCCTCCGCAATGGCGCTGAAAGCCTTTCTAAAGCGCGTTTCCCGCTGCCGTGTGTTATCTATCATAACGGCAAGGTTCGCGCGGAGCAGGCTCATATTGGCCGTGATAAGGTCAAGATATTCGTATTGTGTCGGCACAATGATTTCCTTCATGTCCAGGAGCTTTTCGGTCATGATATCTGCAACGCTCTTTTTCTCGTAGCTGTGCAGTCCGAACATCTTGGAGGCGTTACCCTGCTTATCGTTGTCCACCAGCAAGACGCGCTTGTTATGTACTTCTGCCAGAATATGCGCCATGTTTACGGCAGTCAGGGTTTTTGCTACCCCGCCCTTCAAATTGATGATTGAAATAGTAATCACTGTTCAAACCTCCTGTATTTATTTTTGTCCCGCTCGGCGGCGGGTATTGAATGCCGGTTAGCGTTCGCCGTCCCAGTTCCACCAGCCTTGATTTCCCCGTGCCGGTATGGGATGGTCAAACATTTCCGGGTTTTGCAGCACCCACGCGAACCGCCCCGGTGAATAGTCGCCAAGCGCCTTTTCCCGCTCGGTCAGGCTGTCCCGGATTTCTTCAACGGGTACGCAATCGACAATTTCAACCGTACCGATTACAGCGCCATGATGGAGCGTCAAATGTTCCGGCAACGCCATATCTAACGCCATCGTCACAAATCGCGGTGTTCCCTTTGCCGCATGTACGGCAACGCACCCCCGGATATTAGTACGTCGCCTGCGGGTTTCGTAGCGTTTCAGCCCTGAAACAACCGCGAATGCGTATGGCTGATATATTGTAAATGCTTTCATCTTTCATCCTTCCTTTTGCCGTTATAGACAACCACCATCGACGGGAACGGCGCGGGCGGGTATGCGCTGCCGTTTTCATCGGTGAAGTGCAGCCGTCCACGGACAAACCTGATTTCTGATTTCCCGTATATGTAATCATGGAAATAGGCTGTATCTGTCCGGGCTGGTATCAGCAGCACGACCGTTTGCCCGTTCTGCGCTTCTTCATAGGCTTTCCGCACCCATTTCCCGATTTCCCGCCCATATGGAGGATTGCAGAATACCGCCCCGCCGCCCACGTTCCACGGGTTTTTCAATCCATCATTTTCCGGAGTATAGAACATCCTGCATTTTGCGTTTTCCTTGGTCGCTGCTGCATCAAGCGCAAAATGAAATTCTGTGTTTAAGCTGTCGAAAAAGTCCTGTGGCGTGCAGTAGTCCATTTTCGTGCTGCTTAAAAGTGCTGTATTCACTATGCATTCCCCTCTTTCCTTTTCTTGATTGACAGTGCAATTTCGCAATCCTTCGTAATTTCTTGAAGTTTTTCAACAAATTTATCGTTGACTGCATTGAACGGAGCGATAATTGCTTCAAGCATCATACCGGCTTTTACTGCTATGTATAATTGACCGCCTGTACTTGTGCGTTCATAGAACCTCAATATATCCATGTCATAATCCGAAAGCGGCCTTAAATACTCTTTGTCGATGAATCGGATTCCCTGTGATGTATGCAGGACAATCAGGGTCTTCCCATCGGTTCCAATTTCTATCCCATTGGGTTCCAATACGTTTTCACATTCCACAACATCCCGGAAATCAATCTTTTCTGGCAGTGTATCCCGTCGGAAAGTGATTTTCTCGATCTGCTTAGACGTAATATCAAACACAGTGAAAATATTCTTTTCGTCGAGCTTCGGCATATTCTGTAATGGGTATACTGCCCCCGTCGCGCTTAGCCACTGCGCCGCGTTTTCACTGCTTTTATCATCGTAAAGTATCATGCAGCGATCACGCTTGCAGATAGAAGCAACGTGTTTAATTATCATGGTACCTCCCCTCCCGGTTTTGTATCCGCTGTGTAGTGCTCCGTGCCTGCTGTAAGGCCGCTTGCAGGTACACCGCACCGCTCACATTTTTGAATTCTGTACCTCTTGCGGCACAAGGTCCATAAACCGGATTTGCGCCTGCACATCCTCCAGCCGCCGCCGCGCCCGCTCGAAGTATACTTCGTCAATCTCGAATCCCAGAAAATCAAACCCTAGATTGTGACAGGCGATCAGGCTTGACGCGCTCCCGGCATGCGTGTCTAAAATGAGATCCCCCCTGGTTTGCATATTCCCGCAGGAGCCACTCATACAGCCTGACCGGCTTTTGGTTCGGATGTATGCGAATTTCCCGGTTCTTCATGTCGCCCTGCAACATCCCCTGCCACCGAAAGCGGAATATCCTCACAGCGCTTTTGAAGCTGGTCCATGCCAGTTCACAGTCTGCAAAATCGGTTCTGCCGTTTTCCTTGTCCCATACAATCCAGCACGCACTATCAAACGGTATCCGGCTGATAAAATGGTTTGCACCGAATATGATTTGATTGTGGGAAACCCGCCGCAATTCTGCGAAGTATTCAGGCGGCGGCGCGTCTTTATCATACCCGAAATATGGCGTGTATGCCTGCGCTTTTGCCAGCCTCCCGCGTGTCGCGTTCCTTTTGCCGTTCTCGCTAATGCCATAGTGTGGATCAACTATGGCAAGTTGAAAATAACCGTCCGGTATCTGCTGCATTGCTTCCATGCAATCCAGATTGTAAAGGTGGTTCAGGTCGTACATTAACTCCACCGCCTCAAAGAAAGCATTTTATCCCGCACCAGCTTATCAACCACGCGCCCCGGTGATTTCTGGCCGCCAAGCTGTGCAAGACGGTCAAGGTTGTATGCAGTCTGCGGGGTTACGCGGACGGTCAGCTTTTTCTTGTGCTTTCTTCTCACGCACGATCACCCCCGGCAAGCATCCGTGTGCCTTGGGTCAAGGATCAGCTGCCCGGATGGGTCTTTTCCCCGTTGTGGCCGTTGCCTGCAATCGCAGGTTTCCCCCGCGTCCAGGTGCGCCCCACAATGGGGACACACCCGGTAAGGGGTCTTTTTATGTAATGCTTTCATGGTCCTAAAAACTCCTTTCCTGTTTCGCTGTGCTGTGGCAATGGTTAAGAGAATACGGCTGCAAAATCTGTATACTTGTAGTCGAGAAACAGCACTGCACCCGAAAAGCACACCCGGTATGCAGCTAAATCCACCGCACGCAAAGATACTTTGCCGAAACACTTCTTCATATCCCGCCAATTCTGCCAGGGGACAAAGTAAAACTTGTCCCTAATACCGACGCACACGCCCGCTACCGCCCCACGTTGCATATGGCTTTCCAGCGCAGCCATCTGCGCATCTGTCAATACGTTACGCCTGATAACATCCGTTGCGGTATACTTCGCTTCAAAGACGATAGAACGCCCACCTGCAAGCGTGCCCTGAAAGTCCGGCTGTGCATGGGCAGTGAACCGCCCGGTAAAAGTCCCGTTCCGGCTCTTGGACGTAACCCGGAACGGCTCCGGGGTCTTGTCAATTTCTGCCCGTTCGCGGTCGCGATAAAACTGGCACGCCGCCATGATAGCACCCTCAAAGAAATGTCCTTGCGCGTTGTTTACCCGGTTCTGCCACTGCTGGCGGGCTTGCTGTTGGGCTGTCACCTTGTCAAGCATTATCATACCCCCCACGTGTACGGTTCTGTTTTGCACATATCGCGCAGAGGACACCATTTGCAGGCATAATCCCCTGTGCGCGTCAGGCAAAAACGTTTGATGATCCGTCCCGCCCGTTTGGCTTCCCTCGCGGATGGGGCCTTAAAATACTTGCTTTCCTTTTTCCTCATGATTATATTTTGCTCCTTTCTATTCCTTTCTTCTTAGTTTTAGGTAAATTGACCATCCGGTCAGTTCGTTATATTCGTATTGTGCGCCGTAGTCTTCATTGGTCAGCGTCCAGCCCGGATACCGCTTTTCCCAAAAGGTGCAGTCCGGTTTCTGCTTTGCCCACTTCTCGACCTGGCGGCGGGTATATTTCCTGTCATTCGTCCGGCTGCTTGGCCGTTTCAAATTGTGGGAAGACGACCACCGTTTTTTGCCTCCGGCCTGCTTCACCAGATAATGGCTTAATGCGCCGATTCCGTCTTCTTCTGCTTGCAGACGGTCGGCATTGCAGTAACCGATCCTGTCGCCCTGCTTCTGCCCTTTCCGTCTGGGCCTGCGCCATAGTTCCTCTGCCGCATCACGATCTAAACCGCCGTTTATAACAAGATGGTGATGGATACGGACCGGCTTGTCACTTTTCTTTTTCATGGTGCAGGCCGTGACAAGGATATACTTCAGCGGCGGCAGGCCTTCCTTTTTTCTCATGTACTTTAGCCTGCGAATGTATTTTCCCGCTTCCTTTTCGGCATCTTCCATCGTTTCCGGCAGATATTTCGGGCTGTAGGTAAGGGATATATGTAATGCTCCCGGCTCATATTCAAAATTCAAATGCATAAGCTGTATAAAGTACCTGCAAGCGTTTTTGTCGTTCAGGTTCTTTTGCTTCGGCGGTGATTCTTTCGACTTCTTTGCCCGCTTCTTTTTTGCGGCGGCGTTCTGCTGATCTTCCGTATACGGAAAAATGTCAACCTCTTTATAATACTTCCCGCAGTCGATCTGCTTCTCTCGAACAAAGCTCCTCACGGTGTTTCACTCCTTGTCTTTATGAGAGCGGATAAAACCGGCTTATTCCGCAGCGTCCGGCAGGGCAAAGGGGGAGCGGGAATCCTTGCCCG